TGCGGCTTCTGCTAGTACCTTTGCTTTGTACTGCTCAGCGTCATACTTGACGCCACGATATGTGATAGTAGTCATGTTTACTCCTAAAGTAGGTTGAATTTCTCCTTTAACTCTTGCGAGTGATCCGAGTCCCCGTTCCTTTAGTCGTTTGCGTCCCTACAATACAATCCTTGTGTTTCTCCAAACTCATAGTAAAGATCAATAACTTCTTGTCTATCTTTATCACTAAGATCTGGATAGACCTTAGCACGATCTACAAGTGTATTAATGTCTCCACATGAGACAGTGACTACCTGAGTAGCACTCACTAATAGAGCAAGCATATGTATCATAAGAATGAACGATCCGTTCCGCGACTTACTTGCGTCCTAACATATAGGGTTTGCATCCCTCTTCTTCAACCTTCGTAAAGAAATAATCTATAAGATACTCCTTAGCATCGGGTATGTGATTGGCATCTGCCATTATCTCTGCCCGATTTTGATTCCACTCGGCACATGTCATTGTCCAATGGGACGGATGATGTTGTGTGAGTAGTGAAGATAGCAATGCAACTTCTAACATTAAGATGAACGATACGGATATGTTAGCATATCCACAACTATTTAGCAAGTTAGTTATTTAACTTAATGTTATAACTTATTAATCTTTCCTTAAGACTTACGGTTATTACTACGTTTCTTCCCATGGGTCGGGTGGTTGGGTAGTATCTTGTGTCTCTTTAGGTGGGATTTCACTTGACGTAAAAACTTCAAGTGGTCCTTGATACCACTGATCTGGTGGTGGCCAGGAGGATCTAATGGAGATATCGTCCAGTCCTCTGACTTCGCTTGGTTTTCTTTCCACGATGATTTCGTTTTTCTTTTCTTCTTCATTCCATTGATCAATTTGTTGATCAACGTCATACATGGTCTTATCGACCTTCCATTCTAACCACCACTGTGCATACCAAGGTAGTGCAAAATTAAGTAGCACCCATCTAAAGATGCCCTTTTGTTTCTTACACCAGTCCTCGAATTTCTGCACATCACTAGGGACACCTCCCCAATGGTGTTGAAATTTAAAGTGAAAATCCTGCGAAGGTTTCTTGTCCAACATCCTGTTTGATACCGCCTACTATGTAGGATTCTATCTCGGTCTCTTGAGGAGCATTCTGCTGACCCTTACTATTCAACCAATGGTTAGTCCATGGTAGTGGGTTAGTGCTGAGTGGCACATCAAATACAGGTGTCAAACCTATCGCTTTCATACGACGGTTGGCAGTCCATTCGACATACTGACATAGCAATCTCTCATTCAAACCGATGATGCTACCTTGAGAAAATAGATAGGTTGCCCAATCTTTCTCCTCCTCTACAGCATCAATAAACATTTGTGTGATGTTTTCTTTTTCTTCTCTTGCAATTTGTTGCATCTCTGGATCGTCACCTTGATCCCATTTCTTTAGAATCTTTTGAGTGATGTTTAGATGTTGTGATTCGTCTCTAGCAATCAATGCAATGATCTTTGCTGATCCTTCCATGAGTTTTAACTCACCGAAAGCGAAAGAGCATGCGAATGAAACATAGAAACGTATTCCTTCAAGGATATTGACGTTAGCAATAGCCCTGTAAAGTCTTCTCTTTAGGTCATGCAGTGTCCACTGTGAAGTAGGTGAGTCTTTCCAACCTGGCTTCCACATGTTACCTTCTGCATATTCTCCTACTGCTTCAAGGAAGTCATCATATGCTTTAGTTACCGACTTCGCTCTAGCTAAAATTTTCTCGTCATCTAATACAGTATCAAAGACCTCTGATGGATCTGCATATACATTCTTTATAATGTGTGTATAAGATCTACTATGGATTTGCTCCATGAAATTCCATACACCGATAGCACCTTCTAATTCGGGCAATGAACAGTAAGGGGCGAATGCCATGCCAGGTCCTCTGCCTTGCACACTATCAAGGAGGATCTGATATTTAAGGTTAGAAGTATAAATATGCTTCTGTTGATCGTTTAGTGTTTTGTAGTCAGACCTATCTTTCTGTAGTGAGACCTCCTCTGGTCTCCAGAAAAATCCTAGTTGAGACTGTGTAAGTCTCTCAAAGTCTGGGTATTTGTATTCATCATATCTCTGCATCCCTAAGGGTGCTCCGAAAAACATTGGTTGTTTCTTAGTATCCACTTGGTTACTATTGAAAACAGTAATTGACATTTAATTCCTTAGGGTGAGTGTTATACATTGCAAGCTTCACATTCTGCCTCGTCTCCAGACAGGATGTCATCGACTAAACTATTGAGATCGGTATGTGCTACCTCAGCAATAGGTTCTTCGATATCTTTTTTATTGTCGTAAGTATTCTGATAGTATGAGGTCTTCCAACCGTATTTGTAAGTATTCAACAAGTCCATAGAGAATACTGACATAGGTATCTCATTGTTAGGATAATTCTCTGGATTGTATGACCAGTTACCACTGATCGCTTGATCAAAAAACTTTTGCATGACCGCAACAACTTTGATGTAACCCTCATTGGATTTCATATCCCACAAGAGTGTGTAGTTATTCTTTAGTGTGTTGTATTGCGGAACAATCTGCTTAAGAGGTCCTTTCTTCGATTTCTTAACGGACAAGTAGTCTCTAGGTGGCTCGATTCCATTGGTTGCGTTTGACACAACGGAGCTGCTCTCCGAAGGCATTTGTGCGGACAGAGTGCTGTGCCTGAGTCCGAATTTCTTGATGTCATCCCGAAGAGAATCCCAATCATGTTGATACTCTGGTGCTACAATTTGATCGACTTCCTTCTTATATGTATCGATAGGAAGAATTCCATCATGATACTTTGTGCAAACGAAATTACCACATGGTCCTCTCTCTTTTGAGAGTTGGTTTGATGCCTTCAAAAGATAGTATTGGAAGGACTCTGTTAACTCATGGACAAGATCATAAGCACCTTGATCATCATACTTAACACCTTGCTTAGCAAGGTAATGTGCTAGTCCGATGTAACCAATACCAAGTGATCGACGTGCGATAGTAGAATCTTCTGCTGCCTTTACAGGATACTCTTGATAGTCAATCAACTCCTCAAGACCACGGACTGCAAGATCACATAGATTCTCCAACTCATCAGTCTTTCTGATCTTACCTACGTTGATAGCAGATAGGATACACAAAGCAATCTCACCCTGTCCTTGGATGGACTGGATAGGATCTGTTGGTAGTGTGATCTCTTGACATAGGTTACTCATGCTCACCTTATCTTTAAATGATGAGTGAGTATTAACGTGATCAATATTCATCAGATAGATACGACCTGTCTCTGCTCTCTCCTTGAGCATAGCAAGGATTAATTCCTGTGCGGGGACAACATTCTTAGGGATGGTCTCGTCTGATTCGTATTTGGTATAAAGACTATTGAAGTCAGGAGTGCCAAAGGCATCATATAAACCAGGCACATCATGAGGAGAGAAGAGAGTGATACTTTCATTATTAATAAACCTTTGATAAAACAATTCGCTCAGTTGAATACTGTAGTCTAGTTTCCTTACTCTATTATCTTCTGTCCCTTTATTATTCTTAAGGACAAGAATGTCTTCTATTTCTTGGTGCCAAATGGGGAAGTGGACAGTCGCTGATCCACCACGGATGCCGTTTTGAGTGCAACATCTGACAGTGCTCTCAAACTTTTTGAGGAAAGGGACAACACCTGTGTGCTGCACTTCACCGCCCCTGATTTTAGCGTTGATCCCACGGATTCTACCTGCGTTGATGCCGATTCCAGCCCTTTGAGCAACGTAGTAACCAATAGCCATGTCACTGCTAAAGATGCTATCGAGGGTGTCATCAATATCAACAAGAACACAGCTAGCAAATTGCCTAAGGGGAGTCCGCACACCTCCCATGATAGGAGTCGGGATGTTGATTTTGTGCGTTGAGATTGCGTCGTAGTATTTTTTGACATAGGTTAATCTGCTCTCCTCTGGATAGCGTTGAAACAATGTTGCTGCGATCATGACATACATCTGCTGTGGTGTTTCATACACCTCACCAGTTGACCTGTCTTGTACCAGATATTTATCTACAACTTGACGAAGACCTGCATATGTAAACATATAGTCTCTATCATAGTCAATCATAGAGTTGATATCGTCCCACTCGAGACCGCTGTACGAGTCTACAAGGGTTTTGTCATAGAGTCCCTTAGCAATACACTCCTTGATATGCCAATGAATATGTGGATGTGCATCAGGATGTCTTTGGTAGACTGCCTTTCGGAGAGAAAACAGCAGCAAACGAGCAGCAACAAACTGATAGTTTGGTGTGTCTAGAGAGATCAAATCATTCGCAGACTTGATAAGGATCTCTTGAATGTCATCGGTCTTGATTCCATCAAAAATCTGCAAGTTAGCATTCATTTCTATTGCAGACTCGGAGACACCTGCGACACCATCGCATGCCATCTCGACCATCTTATGAATTTTTTCTAAGTTAAGTGACTCAACAATGCCATTACGCTTGACGACGTTGGTGCTCATACCTTTTTCCAGAATGTAAGTTTTACTTTTGCCTCGGCACCTATGAAGGTGTTTTCTTTTATGATCTTTTTCACATCATGACCTGCGAGGTGCATGTCATTGAGATCTTTCTGCTTAATAGTCTTAGGGAATATCACTACGGAGTGACCCTGAGATATACTATCAGTTATCTTAGCAACGATCTCCTTGTTTCGTGGTTCGTTGTCATAGACGAATGTAAATTTATAATTGAAAGTGCTGAAGTCAACATCACTACCACACATAGCAATAGCATTGGGTAAGAAATAACTGTCGAATGGTCCTTCAGTGACATAAATTTCTTCTTCAGTGTTAACACGATCCAATCCAAAGAGTTTAGTCTTACTCTTATCAAAGATACATGTGATATATCTTAGCACACTTTTAGGTGCTAGTGATCTACCTTGAATTCCAAACCATTTACCATCCTTATCAATAAGAGGGATGATAATCCTAGGTTGGTCATTCTTTAGACTCTCAAAATAGTTTGGACTCTGAGTGTTGACCCATGCCTTAAACTTGTCAACATAATACAGAGTATAAAATGCGTCCGAAGGTAAGTGTCTTTTCTCTAGATACTCTCTTGCGGGATGCTCATTATTTAGACTAGCAATAGATTGCAGTCCAGTAGGCTTGGTGGCAAAGTATGGCTTTGCTGACAAGTCTGGTAGGACTTCTTTCTTCTTAGGTTTTTTGTATTTCTCGAGAAGATATTCTGCGTATAAATCTGAGGCTTGATCCTTCAAGAAGGTAGACAGAGACTTAGAGATACCACAGTTGTGGCATTTATAAACGTAATCATTATTACGCATAAAAAAATACCCCCTCGCTTTACTCTTATAGCGTTGGGAGTCACCACAATAGGGGCACCTAAAATTGTAAGTGCGTCCTTGATGTTTAAATTTTTCTAGTCTGACCCCAACACGATCGATGTATTGGGTATCAACGTAACTCATTAAGGTCGGATATCTCTCCAACTAGCATACTACTATTTGGGGATCCTGTCAACACTGGTTTAATAATCTTCTGTCCTACTGGACTCACTAGGAAACTTATGATACTCAGTGCTCCAAATATACTCCACATCTTCTTCTCCATTAACCTCAGGCGGTCATCCACCTTCCTTATATCTCTCTCGCATCCTTTCTTTATTGCATTGGTTTCTCGATTGACATCTGCAGACAGTCTATCGATCTTCTCAAATAATACTTCGTCTATCTTATCTTGCTTGTCAAGTTTCTCATTGTGTACAGCAAGAAGTTGACCCATCTTCACAGAGTTTTCTTGAAGAGTGTCAACAACTTTTTCTAGTCTTTCAATTATAGCTGAGTTGATATCAGACATGGAGTGCTTTTTGACGTTTGTCCCAGTAGAATTTTATTACTTGATTAGGGTATAAACGAGTTACTTTAATCTTTTTGTGCACCTCAGGACGATATATCTTTCTGAGTTGAATTTTTATTTCGGACGGAGACTTGCCATACAATACATATGAGTCAATACCATCGAAATGTATTAGATAAGGAATGACACTACTATCTTTCTGATAGTGTGTTGCTTCTCCAAGACCTGCATTACCTGTGCGAGGACCTATCCCCACGTTTGGTAAGACATAACCTTTGGGTTTATACTTACGTCTCTTTACTTTCTTCTGCCCTAGCATGGGATCGAAACCTGCCACAGGACCACTTGCATTAGCAGATCCAGAGAATCCACCAGTGCCTGCACTCATTGTTGGGGCATCTTCGTTAATCATTCTATTGCAGTGAGCGTATCGTATACATCCATATCTAAATCAACTTCATTCAATGAGCCCTGATTGATCTCTGGATACCTATCTAAAAATATTAGAAAGGTCTTCAGTATAGA